TCTCTGGTCCGGTTCATGGTGCCGGCTCTGTGCGACTACAAAGGGTGGGCAGCCTACTGCGACGCCGACCAGGTGGTGTTCGACGACATCCGGAAGATGCTGGAGGTTGTGGAGAAGAATCCCGGTCCGGCGATTTACGTCGCCAAGGCGCACGGCTGCACTGGTGTTCTTCTCATTGACACATCGAGGCTGAAGTGGGACGCGTGGGCCATCCTGAAGAAGATTGACCAGGGCGCCCCTTACGGATCGATGATGCGCGAGCTCGACGGTTATGGATTCGCGAACATGGGCGATCTTGGCGAGGAGTGGAACACCCACGACCGATTTGACAAGGGAACCAAGCTGCTGCACTACACGAACCTGGCCATCCAGCCTTGGAAGTTCCCGGGGAAGCACTCATTCGAGCATGTCTGGGCCGGGGAGCTGAGAGCGGCGATTGACGAAGGCTTCGTTAGAGTCGATACTCTTGACGAGAACTGCCGGAAGATTCTGAGTTCATACGATTCCCGTACACGAGCGCCAGCTTCCCAAGGCGCGTAAAAGGCCCCCACACTTCCTTTCCTCGAGAGCAGCCGGTAGCTGTAATGCCCCGGGAACATGCCGGCCTCTGGTCCCGGGGGGGACAATCGATTGCGAAAAGATTCTGAGCACACACGCGCAGCCGGTGGGTTAGACTGCTGAGGCGTTGCACACCGTCCCTCATAAGAGAACCAGGACGTTGACTGTGCAGCCGAGATAACCAAACGCCCGGCTTACCAGTCGGTACCGATCCGGTCGAAAAGGCCGGTGATTTTGAGACTTGCCGCGTTACGCGCTGTTCCTTGGACCAGGCAGCCGTGGCTCTTTGTCCAGAGCTGCTCCGGTAAATGACCGTAGAATTCCTTCTGTTAGCGGCCAGCCCCATGAGCTTCGCCGGATAATCCCGCGGGGCGACGGGTGCGGAGGTGGTGGCGCGGCAGGTCTTTTCAAATGACAAGACTCAAATCGTCAGTGGACGAGCTCGCAGAGCTCGCAGACAACTCGGTGCAGTCGTTCAGCCGAGCGCTCCGCCGAGTCGTCCGCAGTCAGTTCGGGGATGCCGACCGCCAGGCCGCACTTGGCCATCTCGCCACGGTTATCGCCGAGACCATGACCTTGGCCGACCTGCTGGGGCGCCGGCGGCTTATGCTCGAGCTCCGGTCGGCCGGGAGCGCGCCCGAGGATCTGCCACCAGTCCTGTTCGGTCAGCAGCCGACGATACCCAGGCTGACCTTCCTCGAGGCCGTCAGGGACTTGACGTCACGGGCTCCGCTGGAGGGGTTTAACTGGCGTCAGGTCGCCGAAATCTACCAGACGCGGCAGGGGTTTGCGCTGGCGCGCTCCGCCGACGTGGCACTCACCGAGAGGGTCCAGAAGACGATCGAGCGGTTCATGCGCCGCGGGATTCAGCTGCGGAACGCTGAGAAAATCATCGCCGAGATGGGTGGGTTCACGACGGCCTACGCTGAGACGGTGTACCGGACCAACCTATCGACGGCGTACTCCGCCGGGAGGTTCGACCAGGCGAGCGATCCTGAGGTAGCTGCCGTGATCGGCGCCTTCGAGTACGTGACGGCCAAGGACTCCGACGTCCGCCGAGCACGCAAAGAGGACGCTGGAGAGAACCACCTGGCGGCCGAGGGATTCATCGCGGCGACGACCGACGAGATCTGGGATACGACGGCTCCGCCTTCGGGCTACAGTTGTCGGTGCACATTGCGCATGGTCCCGCGCGAGGAGCTGAAGCGTCGCAATCTGGTCGACCGCTCGGGCCTGGTCCGTAGGCTGATCCCTGCCAGTTTCTCAGCCTACAGCCGGCACGCAGCGTTCGGGCGATCGCGCGCCCGGGCGATCTATCGCTGAGAGATTAGGTTGCCAGTCTAATCCATCAGTCCCGCGCATCAGCAGACGTAATGACTTAGACAACGTGCCACGCGAGAGTGTCCGGGTTTTCAGACCTGAATACGGACACTCGGAAAAGCGACCCCCAAAGCGCGGCCAACCGCGCCCCCCGCTCAGAGTGGCGGAATGTACTCGCCGGTGTTGCCAAATGTAATCGACCGGGTCTTCAGAGTTAGGGTCTCCGCGGTACTCATAGCTGGTGAACATTGACCGAGCAGCGAGTCGCCCGGCATCATGAGCAACGGCCTCGTAACGCCGACCTTCACGCCTGGACTTCCGGCAGGAAGAGAAAAAGGCGTCATATAACCGACAAAGTCGCCGCCGTTATCCACGCGATGTTCGACCCACAGTAGAAACGCGCCAGCAGCATCGGTTTCGACAGATGCCGCAAGAACGAGTCTCATTTGGCCCGCAGCTACGGCGGCGCCCTGCACAAAGTCGTTACCTGAGAGCGCGTTACTGGTGATAACAGCGTTTGTGTACTGTCTCCAACCCATCACGTCGAACGTCGCTTGAATCTCATCGACGATGACGCGCGGTGGAGTGTCCTCAGCCGAAGCATGCAGCCTCGGAAACATATTGTAGATGTAGGACAGGAAGTCTCGGTTGGTGTCAAACATGAGCCGGTCTCCTTAGTTCCGAAGGAATATCACCGTCCTGGCCGGACAACAAGACAACTCATCGCCGGCGGTAAATCAAGTGGCTCCTGATCGATCGCCTCGTCCATGCGGTCCCGCAGGTCCGACGCGTCGTAGAAGTCGCTCACTGCGGCCTGGTCTTCCGGACATTCGAAGACCGCCAGTGGACCCATGCATGTTCCGACCCGGCACTCGAGCCGCTTGTTGGCTCGGAGGACGCCCAGAATCACCCGCAGTGGCCGAGGCGCCGTGAGGAGCTCTGATCGCAGGTCGCCGAGGACCCGGAGAACCAGGGCGCCGAGCGGTAGGTCGTGACGCGTGCACAGGAACCCAGTGAGTCCGAGTGCGGCGAGATCCTCGGCGCAGAGCCCGAGTCCAGCGGCGGCTTCCCCCGCCGATGCCTCGTGGAGCTGGCCGAACTTCAGAAACGCGGCAACCAAATCTCTCGGAGAGCGAAGCTGATTCGCGAGGGTGTCCGCGTCGAGGAGGAGGCGTTTCACCGTCGGACGCTCCAGCGGAAGGATGACATCTCCGAATGGCCATTTGGCCGGATTCTTCACCCACGGCGGCTGGATGATCTGGATTCGCGATCCTTCTCTGGGCATGGCTCTTGGTTATAGCTGGCAAATCTAACTTGACAAGCGGTTCCTGAATCAACATATACGTTCGCGCAAAATCGAACTTCTGGAGTCCCTCTTCAATGTCGGATCGATCGGAAAAGGCGAAATTTCAGAATAACCCCTTCGCCATCTGCTCGGCGTCCATCGATCGGGAGAAGGAACCCGCCAAATGGGAGCGCTGCGTCATGGACGTGAAGAAGAAACAGGGTTTATCAGAGAACGTCTCTGAGGCCTTCGGCGACGACTTCCCCAGCGGCGGCTATCTCGCGGAAATGGACGATGACGGACAGTTCTGGAATATACGGGACGTCCCCTTTTTCAGCGAGCTCCCGGCGGGGACCCGGAGTAACGAGACGTCGATCTCCCGGGAGTGGATGGAAGCGGTCATTTCCAGGCACCGCGAGCTCGAGAGCCAGCAGAAGTATCTCCCCGCTGTCCACGCAAACCATCATGGCGATGGCCGTGAGACTTTCCGTATTGGATTCCTGCGTCCTACCAGGGTCGGCCGTCTTGTCCTTGACGGCAAACTGAGGTGGACGCTGTTCGGCGACATCATCCGAGTCGAGAATAACCACTTCGAGCAAATCAAGGACATGCGGTATCCCTATCGGTCTGCAGAGATCGGCCGGGGCTGGAAGCCGGAGATCGCATCTCTGGCGCTTTCTGAGGACGAGGCGCCGCATTTCAAGTTGCCGATGCTGACGATTGGTGAAGAGCGGCGTCATTTCGATCGTGAGTTTTTGCCGTCGGAGCGTCCGGCCATGGCGTTCAGCGAGGTAGGCGACAGCGCCTATGTGTGTTTTTCATTCAGAGGAACAGCTATGCCCAAGGAAGAGAAGACCGAGAAGCTCGCGGAACACGCCAACGCCAACGGCAACGACAAGGACAAGGGCAAGGAGAACCTCCAGGAAGAGAACGAGGTTGCCAACAAGCTCGCCAAGGTCATTGCCGACTTCGAGAAAGGCCTACCGGCGCTGCTCGCGTCGTTCCTGCAGGGCCTTCTTCCGCCGACGGACAGGACCGATGAAGGGGAGACACAGGTGGAACCCGCCATGTTGAAAGCCAGGATCGCAGAGCTGCTGAATGCGAAGGTCGTGGAGACCAAAGAGGACGACAAGACCGTCAACAAGCTCAGCGAGTTGCGCGGCGAGATGGACGCGTTCAAGGAAAAGGAGCGACTCCGGGAGGAGACCAAGACCGCCGAGAGCCTTGCCGAAAGCAAGATCAAAGAGCTCCAGACGGAAGGCTGGCATCTTTCCGAGGAAGCGGTCGCGTCAATTCGAGACATCGCCGGAGAAAGCAAGCCGGCGCTCGAGAAGTACGTAAAGGCCTATAAGGCGACAATGCCGAAAGACCCGCCGAGGACTCTCGAGGAGGCCGAAGTCTTCTCCCAGGATTCCCCGGATATCTCGAAGTACAAGACGAGGTCACCCGAGGTCCTCGAGCAGGCCCGTAATCTCTCGCTACAGTACGACGAGCTGAAAGAGGGTGGCGCGAACCTGACGGCGACCCGTGAGGAGTTCATCGATATCAACCTGGAAACCTTGGCGGTTTGATCAAGGGCCTGAGTAAGAACGTTTTCACGAATCGAGACGAGGCACACACATGGCGTTAACTGCACGATCCACGCATCGTGAGAAGCCCGGCGGCCAGACCCTCTCGGTCCCGATTACCGCGGCCACGGTGATCTATGACGGGGCGCTCGTCGCCATCGCGGCAGCCGGTGCCCTCGAGAATTGGGCTGGCGACACAGTGACGGCCGGCAATACCAGTTTCTTGCTCGGCATCGCGAGAATCACCGAGCAAACGGGGGTGGCTGTGGCCGCTGGAGAGTCGAAGACCGGATCGACGGCTCTCGACGTCGAAGCCGCCGTCGATATCAGTGGTGTGATCCTCGAGCAAGTTGCAGTCGCTGGCTCCGCGGACGCCGAAGTCGGAAACCTCGTTTATGCAACGGACGAGAACACCTTCACGGTGACGGCGACGCCCGGGGCGGCCGCGGTCGGCTGGCTTACGAAATTCCACAGTGGCACAAGTTCCAACGTGGCGCTCTTCACCCCCGGAGAATACCGCGCTCACATCGCCATCTGATTCTGTTTGACTTTTGAGACAGGAGGCATCACATGCCATCTCCCGTAGTGGCTGGACGGAGCTTTGTTCCGGGCCTCAGGTCCGAGCTCCTGGTAACCTACCGGCGTATGTTCGAGTCGCAGAGGGAAAGACTCGCTCGGGTGATGTCTCTGGACCTTCCCTCGACTCGAAGGACCGAACTCTACTTCTTCTGGCTGTCCGCGCCTCACATGGTCAAATGGTCCTATGGCGAGACCATGAGCGAAGGCGGGTTCCTGGGCCGAAGGGTCAACATCACCAACGTGCGCTGGGGCCGCGCCATCAGTTGGCAAGCTGACGACCGCGCCGACGACCAGACCAATAGCCTCCTGGAGCAGGCGCGGGGCTTGGGCCAATCGGCCGCGCTGCTCGATGAGAGGGTGCTCTTCCAGATCCTGCAGGGAACCAGCGATGCCGACCTGCTGACAGATGCCGGCGCCGACGCGGGTAATGAAGACACGGCGGGCGGTGTGCCGAACGCGCCCGACGGACAGGCTCTCTTCTCGACGACTCGCGACGGCACGAACGCCAGGTTCGGCGCGACGAATGGCAATCTCTTGACCGGGACATCCGCGACTGCCGGACCGGCGGAAGCGAACATGCGCACAGACTACTGGACGGTCCGGGAGCAGTACGGACTGTTCCAGGATACCGAGGGCCAGCCTCTGTTTAACTCGGTGGATCTGGAGAGTCAGGTTCTCTTCATCTTCGCTATGAACAACTGGGAAATCGCATCCCAGGCATTCCAGAGGTCCGTAATCCCCGATCAAGCCGGCGGCGCCGGGGTGTCGGCTGAACTCATGGCCGCTGGGCTCGCACCCCTGATGTGGCCGAGTCCGAGAATTACCACCGATGACTACTTTTCGGCGCTCGTCGGGGCTCCGATCCGGGCGGTGTTCTCTCAGAGCCGCGAACCGATCAACGAAGTGATGGCGACGAAGGAGAACTCGGACATCGCGCGCCAGTCTGACGAAGAGTCCATTCGTTTCAAGCTTCGAAAAGGCTTTGGCGTCGCCGAGCCCTACGCACTGATCCAGACGAACAACGTCGCTTAGTCACAAGGAAAGCATGGCAACAAAGAAAAAAGACGAGTCGTCCGCTTCTGGACCGGCCGTTCTGGAGCGTCCACCGCATGGCCCCGTGGAGCGTCTCGGGCGCGAGGAGTCCTTGTACAGCCCTGAGTACAGTGGACGGATCTGGTGGTACATCGGAATCAGGATCGACGAAGAGCGGCAACAGATCCCATTCCACAATTCCGCCTTTGGTGGAATTCCGTGGATGCAGGGAACCCAAAGGGAAGTCGTCGTCCAGGAAGGCTGGATGGGCCTGGAGATCCATCGCAATCGGCTAACCCCTCAGATCCTGTTCGCTCGCCAAGTAAGAAGAGCCGTACTGGAGATCAAACAGAAGATCATCAGATGGCAGGCCCGAGAGCGCGACAACCTCAAGGGTCCGGCCAGGCGGTGGAAGGCTGATATTCTGAGTCTGGAGAACCGGATCAAAACCCATGATCCAGAGAAGCGGAAATTCATTCCTTCAGGATACAGATATTCGCCAGGTCCGAACGATGAACCGATATCGAAGTATCTCGTGTTCATTCCAAGGAAGAAGCTACTGGAGACTGCTGATAGGCTCTACGAGCCGAACCTGAGGAAGATCCCGACGATGCTCGAGCTCGATCCCAGCCTCATCCCCGATCGGATGTCTGGTCAACAGGAGGATATCGCAGCAGGCGACGAACCCTGGTAGAGGACGCCTCCTATGCCCACCGAAGCGCAAGTACAGACGTCCATCGGAGATGCAGTACGGATCCTGGAACACCTGGATCGGTACGTCAACACGAACACGCAGAACTTCGCCGGGCACGAGAACACGCTCGAGTCGAATCTCGGCCCGAACACATTCCTCTTTACCGAACAGGTCCTGGCGGCGGCGGCAAGGTTCAGGAATGGTCTCGTCTCGACAGAGCAGCTCGGCCGCGGCATGCTCATCCCGCTCCTGAGGGATTATGGTCGCGTCAGAGATTTCCCGGAAACGGATGTCGCGACAATTCTCACCAGGCTCCAGCGAGACCTTTTTGATCGATCCCAGACCGTAGCGTCGCGTCAGTTTGTCTACGGAGCGATCACCGCCCTTACGGCCTCGATTGGCGACGGGGTGATGAATCGTCTGACCGTCGATCAGTACGGCGATGACATCGAGAGTACTTTTGCCGAATCGGTCGTCGCCCAATGCATTGAGGACGAGCACTCCGGAGCGAGTGAGCACGAGGAACGCTTCGAGTTTCGCGGGCAAGCTCTCGGTGAGGACCCCCTGGACCTGCAGGGTTCCGGCCGCACTGAAATCATCAAAGCGCTGAGCGCCGCCGACTCGCTCGAGTTTCTCCAGAACCCCAGCTTCAGCGACAATTCGGTCGGAGCACTTACCACCAGTGATTCGATTCCTGGCTGGGCTGTCGCCATTGGGGCGATCACCGATTTCACAATCGATGACGCGACCAGCGGGCAGATCTACCGTGATTTCGACGGCGACACCGCTCCCAAAGCTATCCTTTTTGAAACCAACGGATCCCTCGAGCAGAACTTCAACAACCGGCGCATTCAGCTCTCGCCGCTGATTCCGATCTATCTCCAGGTCGCCTACCGGCCCAACACGATCACGGCTGGCACTCTCGCTCTGAGGCTCGGAAATCAGACCGTCACCGTACTGATCACGACGGCCACAACGGGCTGGAATGTCCTTCGGATGACGATCGGGCTCGGCCAGTTTTTCAGGGTTTTTAACCAGGAAGATCCCGTTGTCGCCATATCGATGACCGGCTCGAACGGGAGCATCTGGATAGACGACGTGGTGATGGCCCGCTACCAACCATTCAACGGCGTTTGGTATGCTCCGGTCGGGGGGGCCACGCCGTTTCTGAGGGATGACCAGTTCGACTGGAGCCACACGAATGGGGACAGAGTCGCCGGCACTCAAGGCCTCGTCCAACACTGGCTGTGGAGGCTTTTTAACACGTATCTCCCGCACACCAGCGCCACTCCAAGCTGGACTGATCCGAGTGTCTGATGCCACTGTCCACCCACGTCCAAGACAGATACTCCACTCAGTATCTTACCGAGCTCACCAATCCCCAGAACCGGAACGCCACGACGGTCAACACCACTCTGCTGGACTTCTCCTCCTCCGACGTCGACGCGCTGTTCGACGTTTACGCGGGTGTCGTTTACGACGACACGGACGCTCAACACATCGCAATCGCCGTAGAGGGTGTGATCGCCTTCCTGATGCGGCGGACTGGGCAGTCCGCGGCCGAGACAAGGATCGCCGCGTGGATCACTGCGATGAAGGACCTGGGGAAGACCGAGGGGAGAAACAGGGTCACCCCGGATTCGACCACCAGATTCCAGCCATCAGCAGATGACCGCTTGACGGCGACGCCACGCCCAGCTTTCGATGATCGGCGTTTTGACTCATTCCTCCCCAAATCGCCGAACGCCGGAGGATAGATGGTCCGTCGCTTGAAACTGAGCTTTGACGATCTCAGTAAGTTCCGCGGTCGGCTCGAAGATCCACGCCCGGCGCTCAAGCGCGTCGGCGCACTCATGCTGGCAGAGAGCCAGAAGTCATTCGAAGACCAGGCCTACGGGCCCGAGCGCTGGCCGGAGCGGTACGAGGGCCAGTCGGAGCCGTTCATCAACGTCGCCGGCGCACTGTCCGACGTCGCGAGGGATCGACAGATCAAAGAACGTCGATTCGACCGCCGACCCGCGCTGGTCGATGTCGGTACGCTCCGGGGCTCGCTCACGTTCGCTCTCAAGGGGAAGAAATCCGTCAGCGTCGGCACCACCGACCCGAAAGCGCCGAAGCACCTCTTCGGGCTGAAGTCCACCCAGGCCGTCACCGATGTCGCGCGGGAGCGACTCGTAAAGGAATACCGGCGATTCAAGAAGCGCGGCGGTGCGCGCTTCGAGGCGTTCAAAAAACTTGGATTCCTGCATACCTTCCGTCGCCTCGAGACGAACATACAACAGCGACCGTTCCTGGGACTTTTCCCCGACCTCGAACGCAGGCTGACTCGGGCGGTGGAGGATTTTCTCGCCGAGGGGGAGGCGTGAGATCGGTAAGATACTGAGTGGAGTATCTGTCTTGGACGTGGG